TCGGCAAAGGCGACGAGACGTGGCCGATGCCGGTGCATCCGAAGATCACCGCGCAGCTCCGCACCTATCGTCGCGACGGGCCGTACCTGTTCCCCGGGTCACGGGGCCGGGAGCATGTCACCGACACAACCGTGTGGAAGTGGGTGCGGAAAGTGTCGAACGAGGCGGGGATCGGCGACGTGCAGCCGCATGTGCTCCGCCATACGGCGATCACCAACGCCAACGATCACACGCCGGACATCGCAGCGGTGGCCCGGTTCGCGCGGCATGTCCGGTTGGAAACGACCAGGCTGTACGTGCGGACCACCGACGAACAGGTCGAGGGGGTCGTGTGGGCGATCAACCACGACGAGGAGGAGTGAGAGTCTGTCATTCGGCGGGCCGGTTTCGGGACGAAGGAAGCCCCCCGGCACGTGGCCGAGGGGCGTTCTTCGAGCACAGATTGTCAGTCGAGGCGATCCTAGCCGGGTGGGTCGTCACCACCCCACAAGCGGGGGATCAGCAGCAGGATGGCGATGACGACCACGACGGTTCCGCCGATGACCCAGGGAAGCCACGGATCCATCCCGCACCTCCTGTCGGATAGTCGGTTATCAACCCTCATTCGACGTCGATGCGTCCCAGGACTTGGAGTCGCTGAACAGCGATCGACTTGGCGAACGAGAAGAGGGTGGTCGCTCCGACCGTCGCCAGGATCGGCATGTTCACGTCGAGGAGCGATTCGACGGCGATCACCGCCAGTGCGGATTCGATCGACGTCCAGAGGGCTCGTTCGGTGATGGCGGGCCAGGTCATCTTCGTCATGTGGTTCTCCTTTGATATCAGGCGAGACGGATGCGGCGGACTTTGGTGGCGACGTTGGGACCGTGATCGGGGCCGGCCCACCGCCAACCGTCGGATAGGAGCGATGGGGCGGTACCGCGGATCGAATCGAAGTGGCGGGGATCGACACGCAGCTCGCCGGGTATCCACACGCCGGCGTAGAGGGCGGCATGCTGGATCACTGCTCGAACGCCGGTCTCGTCGTCGGGGAATCGGGCGTGCGCGTCGGGGTCGCTGTTGTCGCCGCCGGTGGTGGTCTTGATGCCTCCCCAGTTGTGATGCTCGGGGCCGAGCACACCGCCGAAGTGTCCGCCGGCGGTCTCATGGTCCATGATGGCGGCGGGCACCGCCGGGTCGACCCCGTAGGCGGCCGACTGGTGCCAGACGTAGAACATGAGTTCGCGGTAGCGGGCGGTGGCTCCGCGGGTGGTGGCGTAGCGTTGCAACTGCGGGAGTGTCACAGTGGGGGGGGCGAGGATCGCCACGTCGTCGGCGGGGGCATCGTCTGGTGGTGTCTCAGACGGGGGAGGGGTCGGTGCCTCGAGGGTGATCCGGGGGAGAGCGGCGAACAGGTGCGCCCCGGGACAGGCGGTCGCTTTCGTGTCCCGATGCCCGTAGACGATCCGGCCGGCCGGGTGCGTGTCGGTCAGGTTCGGGAACCCGGATTTGCGGAGCCACCGGATCCGATTGTCGATCGACGCGATCACCACGTTGATGGCGTCAGGGTCGCCCAGGTCGAAGTTCCCGGCGACCGCCCAGCCGAGCCCGGCCGTGTTGTGCCCGGCGGTGTGCGCCCCGGTGCGGGCCAGCCCGCGGCCTTCCATGATCGCTACGTCCAGGTTTTCGAGGACATACCACACTTCGGTGTAGGGGATGTCCTTGCCCAGGTCGGGGCGGATGGTCTGTAGCTGCCGCTGATACTTGATGGCGTTGCCGATGGTCCATCGGTTCTTGGTGAAGTCCGAGGTGTCGACCGCCGCGGTGTGATGGACGTGGACTTCGGTGCGTCTGGCCGGGTCGACGTTGAAGCCGAGCCGGGGAAGGGTCGTGTTGGCACCCCAGTCGGCGCGCGACAGGTAACGGTCGGTCATCAGTTCCCCTCTGTGGGGGAGACGGCCACGTCGGTCTTGCGGAGTAGAGCCACCACTTCGACGGCGATCTCCTGGGCTTTCAACCGTTGGATCGCTTCCATCTGGCCTTCCACCCTTGACAGCCGGATTTCGAGTCGGTGAACTTCGGCTTCTAAATCCACGATGCGTTCACCCCTGGTTATTGCAAGCTGCTGTGTTTCCGCCGTGTTCTGTTTGGCGGTGCCGGAGCGCAGCCAGAAGTATCCGATGAGGCCGAGGCCGATGAAGCCGACGACGTTGAGGGCTATCTGCCAGTCCATGGACGGCTCCTTTCGGACGCGGGCGCTAGGGTCCGTGTCATGCGTTGGATCGACTGGCTGTTGAACCGGCTCACCCGCACAGACCGCATCGCCGACTCAGTAGCGGGCGGTCAGTCGGTCGTCGTGGTAAAGGGTGTCCCCTACGTTCTTGGCGAAGACGGGGAACTCAGACCGCTCTAATCGTCGATGGTGACATCGAAGTCGGAAGTCCAGTTCACCCGGTAGAAGTCGAACACCCCGGTGATAGCACCGGCCGACTCACGACGGATCGCGAGACCGATGAAGTCGGGTGGGGTGCCCGGTCCGGCAATACCTGAAACGTGGGTTCGCCAAGTACCGGCGAGGCCCGACACCGAATACTGGAAGGCGGCCTCTTCGGCGGTGTCGTCCCACACAACCCGCAAATAGGGCAGGACGTTGAGCGAATAGGGCCGGTTCGTTCCCAACGCCGACGAGAAGGCCCCGTAGCCGCTCATACGGGCACCAGCGATAAGGGGCGGGTTGGTTATGTATCGGTGCATGTCGACCCGTGTCGGTGTGGCGAGCGTCCCCCACAGCATGGTCAGTGCCACCCCGTGGAAGTTTCCGATCATGTCACCTGCGACCCGGACGGTCACATCGAAGTCTCCCGACGGTGCAGCCTTGAACAGCCCGTTCGAGTTGTTGGTGCTGCCCGTGTTGGCGATGATCAGTCGGCCCGCCTGGATGTCGGCGGTGGCCCCATCCTGGTTACCCCATGACCAGCCTTGTGTGGTCGGGTCGGTGCCGTTGGTGTAGGCGAACTCGTCGTCGTCGGCATGCGCCGAGCCGGGCGGTTTCAACCCCGGTTCGGTCACATACGACTTGCCGCCACCGCCGCCACCGGCAGCCCACTTGATCCCTTCGGTCTGCGCCGAGTCGGCGGTGAGAACAGTGTCGTTCGCGCCCGCACCGATCCGCACCCAGTTCGTGCCGTCGAAGACGGCCAGATCACCCTTGGTGGTACCAGACGGTAGGGAACCGGACCCGGCGACCGACGTGAACGTCCCCGGCGTCCCAGCCGTCGTACACACGAAGATCGCGCCGTCCTGAGCGACCACATAATCCCCGACAGCGAACGTCCCCGACGCCGGAGCACCCGACGTGGTCGCACCCACATACCGGGACGCTGACACGGCACCGGTCAGCCCGGACACGTCCAGGAAGGTGGCCTGCCGTGTCCCCGCTGCGAGCAGATACTGCGTGTGGTCGTCGTCGGCCAGCCCGGTGAGTGCCCCATGATCCGAGACACCGCCCAACGCGTCCTCCCACTCCGCACCGCCAGCCCCGTCGGACGTGAGAACCTGCCCATCGGTGGAAGGGCCCGCCCCATGGTCCGCGGCGTCGATAGCCGCATGCCGCGCCACATTCAGATACTGGGTGTGGTCGTCGTCTGCCAGACCCGTCAGGGCGCCGTGGTCGTGGTTGTGGTCCCCGGTGGCGACTTCCCCGGTTGCTGCTTGGGCGACGATGGCGAACGTGACACAATCGGTGAAACCGGTGCTGATCACAAACGCGCCCGGGTCCTCAGATGTGGCACCGGTGATCTGCTTAACCATGAGCCCAGCCGACGTGTCCCCCGGCCCGGTGTTCTCGTCGACCAGCTCCGTGTATCCGGCGGAGGGGGTGGTGACGCTAACCTGACCAGACCCGTGCGCGCCACCCCAGAAAATGTAGACGTCGTAGATAGCGTCTACACCATGTGACAGGTTGACTTGTGGCGGGTCCACCGACGAGGTGGCGAAGGCTGACGCCACGTCTGTCGTATAGACCGTCCAGTCCAGTCCACGATGCACGAAGGCGATCGCCACGGCCGTCTGCGCCGCGGCGGCGAGACTCACGTCGACAGTGGAACCCTCGGTGCCGTCCATGATCCGCTGATACACGGCTCCCCGCTCAGCGTTAGCAGAAGTTTTCAGTTCGGTGAACCCGTCCACCCCAGTGATGTCGGCGGCCAGCGTGTCAGCACACGACACACACACGACCACCCGATCCCCGGCCGAATAAGTCGGCAGGTTTATAGGCCAAGGATTGCCGCCCTCCCCCGGACCCCCCGTATTTAGCGTCACCACCAGATCGGTGCGGGACGCCTGCCCGCCCTCAGTGAAAATCGAGGCCGGTGGTGGCGGCTGCACGATGATCGCGCCCCGGCCCCGCAGGAACCGCTGCTTCCGTTCGAAGATGGCATAAAGCTTCCGCATCGCCTCCAACATGAGAGGCGAATCCCCACCGGATCCTCTCGACCCGGCGTACACCTTCGACGCGGTGATCGTGTCCGACCACTTCCCGCCTTCCAATCGCATCGAAATGGTGTGGATGCGTCGTTCATGACGGAGGGCGGTCCGGCCGAGAATGTACGGGACGGTCGTCCCAATGTTGAAGTCCCGGTAGGCGACGACCGTGTCACCCACGAGCGTCACTTGAGCGCCGAGCAGGTTCTCGATTTCGGCAGCGATACGCGCTTTGCCGATCTTCTCGGCGGTCGCCCGATCCCGTGCCTGTTCGGATCGGAGGAACCCTTCCCGGCGTGGCAGACCCGACACTCGCACGTCGGTCACTTCCACGAAGTCCTGATCGTAGGTTTCGACCAGATAGTGGGTGTGCGGCACCCGCCGTTTCGCCACCGTCCCGTTCGCTATGGACGAGCCGATCACGATCTGCGTGTTCGCCCCTGCCGCCATGCCACGGCCGGCCGGGTTGAACAGTTCCAGCCGGTGCGTCACATCCGATCCGGACTCGAGTTCATCGTCGGGGATGCGCACCAGGTCCAATTCGTAGGCGCCGGTCTGCAGGTCGCCGTGGACGTGGGTGCCGAGCAGTTCTCCGGCGTCGGCCTGGAAGGCGAGGTCGTCGACATCCCAGTATTCGCTGTTGGAGTCGATTTCGGCGTCGTAGCCAAGTTCGAGCCAGTCGAGCGCCCCCCGGGTTTGTGCGAGTTCGGTGAGGATCGTGGAGATGTCCCCGGCGGTGGTCCCCGGGAAGCCCGGATGATATTCCAGGTTTTTGACGAGGAACTCGGACGGGTCGCCTTCGGACACGACCGCGAACCGGACGATGATCCGGTCCCCGTCGTCGTCTTCCAACATGATGTTGGGGACGGTGATCGTGTTCCATTCGTCGGGGGTGACCGTCAGCCCCTCGTATCCGGCGCCGACCTGCCCGCCACCGGACGAGGCGATGAACCCTTCGTTGATGTCGCGGACGACGAGCCGGAACTTGTCGGTCGCCGACGTCGTGTACGCCTCGCAGGTGGCGTATCCGATCGAGTCGAGTTCGACGTCGATGATCTGCTGAGTGCCGATGAACGGTGTGGTTCCGATGATGCGGAGGGCCCGACCGCCGGATTCGACGGGGTCGTCGACGACGGCCATCGACCCGCCACCGTGATTCCCGAAGACGTCTCCGGCGAACGTCTGGGATTTCGTGTAGTAGGCGGGAGTGATCTGCCCGCCCTCGACCACGACCGCCCGGAACACGTCGCCGCCGGACAGTCCCGAGCCGTCCGTCTGGGTATCGACATTGGTCTTGTCAGGGTCGGTGAAAACGATATGCCAGGGATCGTCTTCGGTGCCGGATCCGCCGACCTGCACTTCGCTGACTGTTGAGAGCCCTTCAATGGCGGTTTTCACGTCGGCGGCGGTGTCGTCGAAGTTGATGGTGGCGGGTGTGCCGGAGGAGTCGACGTCGATGGTGAACGACCCGGAGGTGGCGGTCGTCCACAAGCTGATCTCTTCGTCGGCGACGGTCCCTTCGAACAGGTCGGCGTTCTTTGTGAGGGTGGGGGCGCCCCACTGGTAGTGCGGGTCAGTGAGGGTCCGGTAGTAGACGATCCCGTCGTCGAGGGCGGAACGGATTTCGGGTCCTGAGATGGTGACGGTACCGGCGTCGTCTGCGATGACCGTTTGGGATTCGTCGACGAAGAACTCGAAGACGGCCTGCCATTCGCTGTCGGAGCCGGATTCGTCGGCCGGGTTCTGTTGGAAGACGACGACGAGCGACGCCTTCGAGTTGGGCACATCCTCGGGGTCGAGGTCGAGGATCAGATCCACATGCTCGTAGTCGGCGGGGATCGTCATCGTCCCGGTGCCTGGCACTTCGGTGCCTGCCCGGTCATTCGTTGTCAGCGACAGCACCGGCGGGGTGCACAGGTGGCGGAACCCGCCCGGATCGTTGGGCACTGACCACACTTCGATCTTGCGCCGGACCATCAGTGTCTCGCCACGTAGTAGTCGACTGCCACCGCGACGTCAGCGGTCAGGTTGATAGTGGTCCGGGCGGGCCACTCCATCCAGTTTTCGGGGGAGCCGTCACCCAGGCGGAGCAGGCCCATCGCCAGCTCCCCACCCTCATACACTTCCCGCTTGCCGACGTCGACGGTGACCAGGCCCGACGACCCGGCGATCCCGATTTCGTGGCCGAGATTGAGGTCGTCGGTGAGGGTGCCGTCCCCGGCGAACGTGAACACCATGTCGGCGATCGGCGCCGAGCCGCCCGTGTCGATCGCATGGGACGTGTCGGAGGCCAGCTCCACCAGGGGGAGCTCATGCCACCACGGGTACGCGAACTTCAGTTCGAGGTCGAGCACCCAGACGGCGGCATCCCCGTCCAATTCCACCTGTGAGCGGCGGCGGGCGAAGCCTTGCAGTTCGATCGACTCGCCGGATTCGACCGACGGGATGTACTGGCGGACGTCGATCAATCCCCGTTTGCCGGCGACCGCGGCGAGGTCCTCCCAGTTGTCGCGGAGATGCCAGTACGCCGATTCGGTCCGTTCGCCGTATTCGTCGACCGAATGCACTTCGATCCGCAGGGCGAGGGTGCGGCCGTCCACGTACGGGTCGTCGTCGTCCCAGACGCCATGCCGGAACGCGACATGCTGGTCGGTGTCCCGCAAACCGGGGATGGCGGCGGTGCCCCGCACCCGACCGATGATGAACCGGGGCGGTGCGACCAGCATGTCGTCGAGTTGGAAGGTGCGGTTTTCGAATGTCATAGGTTGATGTAGGGGGAGACGGCGGCTTCCAGGGCACGGGCAACCCCGTTTTCGGTGACCGGTTCGGTCACCCCGTACACGTTGATGTCACCGAACGCCAGCCCGCCCCGGACGGTTTCGTCGTCGAATCCGCGGGGCATCGCCCCGGAGATCACTGACGTCCGGATGGGAGAGAGGGGCGGTACGGCAGCGCCGGCGAGGGAGGTGGCGGCGGTTTCGATGAGCCGCAGATCCTTCGACATGCCGAAGGCGAGCCCTTCGATGATTGATTCGCCGAGCCCGGCGGCCACCTTGGACGGTGAGCTGATGCCGAGCACCGATTTGATTGGGCCGGGGATTTTGTCTCGGATGAACCCGCCGACCTGTTCGGCGAGCCACGAGCCCATCGACTTGATCCCGTTCCAGAGGCCTCGGATGATGGCCTTGCCGGCGTCGACGAGGAGCTGGCCGAGGTTCCCGAGGACGGATACGATCCGACCGGGCAGATCCCGGAACCATCCGACGATCGACCCGAATCCGTCCGTGATGGTCTGTGAGACGGCGCCGAGCGCCCCCGAGAACAGCGTCTTGATGATGTCCCACGCTCCGGTGAGGATCGCGACGATGGCATCCCAGACGCCGCCGAGGATGCCCTTGATGCCTTCCCAGACGCGGGTCCAGTCGCCGGTGAGGATGCCGAAGACGACGTCGAAGATGCCGACGATCACGTCGAGGGCGCCACCGATGACCCCGGAGATGGTGTCCCAGACGGCGGTGAGGACTCCGATGATCGTCTCACCCCATTCGTCCCAGAAGGCGACGAGCCCATCCCAGATGACTTTGATGAGTTCGGCGACCCGGCCGAACACTTCTCCGACCGATGACACGACCCCGGTGAGGGGCCCGGCGGTGATGCCGTCCCCGGAGAACACCGAGGAGAGCGTTTCGAAGAGGCCGGTGAGGAACCCGAGGAACTTTTCGACGTGGGGGGTGACCCGTTCGATGAGCGTCCCGAACCCTTGGAAGACGCGGGTGGCGAGCGGTTCGATGGCGACGAGCGCCCGGTTTTTGAGGATGGTGAGCGACTGACGCCAGTCGTTGGTGTCTTTCGCCGCGCCCCGAATGGTTTCTTCGCCGTCGGCGATCGACCCCATCAGCTCGTCGACTTCGAACCGGCCTTCCCGGATCGCGGCGGCCATGTCGGGTCCGGCTCGAGCGCCGAACAGTTCGAGGGCGAGGGCGTTCGCTTCGGAGGTGGATCCGGCGTTGGCGATCTCCCCGGTGACCCTCCGGAACGTGTCTTCGGCGTCTTCACCGTCCCGGGCCATCTTCCCCAATGCGATACGCATCGACCCCATGACGAGCTCGGCGTTTACACCTTCCTTTTCGAACTGGCCGAGAAGAGCGGCTGATTCGGAGAAGCCGAAGCCGAGCTGGCGGAGCGGAGCCCCGAATTTGACGAGCTGTGATCCGAGGGTGTCCACTCCGATGCCGGTCGCCTGGGACGCCCGGAACATGGCGTCGAGGGTGCCCTCCTGGTCGCCGACCGCTACCCCCCAGTCGCCGAACACGCGGGTGGCGGTTTCGATGTTGCCGGTCAGGTCGGTGCCGGTGATGCGGGACAGCTCGAGGAACTGGGAGGCCCGGTCTTCGAGTTCGTCGCCGGTCAGTCCGAGACGGGTGTTCAGGTCGGCGACAGCCTGGGAGGCGGACGCCGCGTCGGTGGGAACCCCGGAGAACACGTCTTTGAATTCGCCTTTCAGCGCTTCGAGGGTTTCGCCGGTGGCCCCGGTTCCGACCCGGATCGTGTCGAATGCGTCGTCGAACGTCTCCCCGATTTTGAGAGCGGCGACCCCACCGGCGATGGCCACACCAATTCCGGCGACGAGTACTCCGCCGGCGACGGTGGCGATCGGCCCCATTTTGCCGGCGAACCCGGAGGAGAATCCGCTGAGCGCCTTGTCGGTCATGCGGGGCGTCAGGTCAACGAACCCCTGCCCGTATGTGGGGCCTGCCATCGTTCACCTCCTGACCAGCGACTTCGCCCAGTCCACCCATGACGTCTTCTTCGGCGGGTCGTAGGGGCGTGGGATGCGGATCTGTTTGCCGAGCTTCGATTTCTTCACCCCGCCCAACCCGAGGAGCGCCCGACGGATCAGGTCGCCCATTTCGACAGAAACGGCCGCCAGCTCGCGATCCACACCCCAGCCGTCCTGACCCCAGATTCGGGCTGTGTCAGGGAGCTGTCTGGCGAGGACGACGAGCCGACGGCCGGACAGTGAGACCGGGTCGAGACCGTAGAACTGTTGGAAGTCCGCCTCGACCTGGCCCCACCGTTCGATCAGCCAGACGAGGTTTCCGAGTTTCCCGGACCACCCGCCAGCACTTCGCATAGGGACTGCAGGTCATGCCAGCCCCATTCGTCCATCACTTCGTCGTGACGGTCGGCGAACAGGGCTTTGACGAGGCCCTCGAGGTTCTCTTCTCGGCCGAGGACGGCGGCACGGATGGTGAGTTTCGTACGCACCTTCCATGTTTCGCCGTCGAACGGGATGTCCATCCATTTGCCGGACGCCTCGCGCAGTGCGCCTTTGACCGCTTCGGTGTCGAGGCCGGTCACGACGAGGATTCGTCGGCGTCGAGCGGCACACCGATCACCTTGACGAAGTTGTCGTCGTCGCCGGTGGACAGCACGTCGTATATGACCGGGATGGGGGCGAGCCCGTCACCGGGGAACGAGAAGGCGCCGCCGCCGCGGGGGGTGACTTTCGACCCCCAAATTCCGATGAACCGGGACCCGTCGATGACCCGGAGGAGCAGCGACTGGTTCGCCGGGACCCCGTTTTCGGGGATGGTGAGGGTCTGGTCGCCTTCGTCGTAGGTGGCGCCAGGGAAGTAGTAGGACAGCGAGATGCTGTTCCACTGGAGGAGACTGACCGGGATCATCGGTTCTGTCACCCGTGTGACCGACCGGATCGGCGCTACAGCGTTCCAGCCGTAGTGCTTGGTGTTCTCCCCTTCGAACCCTTCCGGTTCGGGCCCGTCCTCGTGAAGCCATCCGGCGTGGACCCAGCCTGCGCTGATCAGGCTGGCGTCGACGGCGAGGACTGCTTCTGTCGGGGCTGCCAACGGGTAGTCGGCCAGCCAGAGGTCGCCCGCGGCCTTGGCGAGCGTCTGTTCTGCGTTGAGCGTCATGTGGGCGCTCCTTTCTTGCTCAGCCGTGCGCGACGATGCGAACGGTCATCTCGTATCGGGGTCCTGGCCGGCCGTTGGCGGGCCAGTCGACGTCGGGTAGGTAGAAGACGCCGAGCGGTTCGACCCGTGTGAGGACCCCTTGACTGTGGGTGGGGTCGACGCGGGGCGCTTCCCGGAGTGTTTCGACTGCGTCGGCGAGCAGCTGCCACGCTTCGGATTTGGTGGTGCCCCAGGTGGTGAGCTGCAGGTCGACGGTGGTGAGCCGGCCGGGCATCAGTGACGACGGTTGGATGCCGCCGGCTTCTTCGATGCGGCCGACGGGCCGTTCCTCGTTGGCTGGGACTTCGGCGTAGAAGTTGAGGGCGGGGCGGAGCAGCCCGACGACGAGAGCGACAACGTTGACCATCAGTCCTCTCCCCCCTCGTCAAGCAGATAGGCGGTGGCTGATTGCCGCACCGCATGGCTCATGCCGATAATGTCGGTGAGGCCCAGGTCGGTGGTGGCGACCCAGTCGAACTTGCGGCCCCCGTCCTCGTCGAGGACCTCGTAGATGAGGATTGCCCGGGCCGGCATCTTCGTGTCGCCCGCCAGCCCGAACACGGTCCCGACTGCGTCGAGGAGAGCATCGGTGGTGGCCCGTGCGAGTTCGTCGTCGTTCACAATGTCAGGGCGAAGACGACGACGAGCACGACGATGATCCCGGCGATGGTGAGACAGCCGCATCCTTTCATGAGATGCGGTGGGCGTCGAGCGCCCGTTTCACATGTCGGCGGGCCGGATGGCTTCTCCCGCCGAACTCGACGACTATCGCGGCGGCACCGCGGGGCCCGATCCGGACGGCATCACCGAGACGGTTGTAGGTGATGCCGATCTTCGCTGATGTCCGGTTCGCTTCTCTGGAGATGGACGCGGCGACCTTCTCGACGTTCTCCCACACCTGGGGGTCGTCGCGGACGGCGTCGGGGTCAAGTCTCATGCTGATTCGGATTCCTCGTCGGTGATGATGTCGTCGTATCCGACCAGGTCCACTTCGGTGTAGGAACGGCCGTTCCGCGGGTTCACCCACACCCGGGGTGGACCGTCGATATCCCATGTTTGCCCGGTGGACAGGATCAGCCGGTCGAGTGACGTGGCCGGTTCACGCAGCCACCAGGCCCGATGGGTGAACCGTCCGGCGGGGCGATCTTCGACCTCGTCGGATACGGCCGGCTGGACGTGGACACCGCCGTTGGCGTTGTCTGGGCTCATCACGATTTCGGTTTCTTCCCAGGTGGGTGTTCCGAAGTCGTCGTCCGGTCCGGTCTGGGTTCGTTGGATGATGGTGGCCTCGGACCGGAGGAGGCGGGGTGGGATCACAACAGCGCCTCGAGGCTGTCGCGGCCTCTCACCCGTTCGATACTGCCGTCCTGAAAGGTGACCTCATACCATCCGCCACCGGTGTGACGGTACGCGGCGACCTGTCCCGCCTCGGCGTCGTCGGCGACGTCGACTGGTTCGTATGGCCAGTCGAGCTGCCGGTCGGTTTCGACGGTGAGCCCTGAGGCGACATGCCGGTATTTCATAGTGCCCCCTCCAGCCAGTCGTCGCCGGTGGTCGGCCCGGCTGTTTCGAGCTGGTCTTCTCGGGTGGTGCCTTGCACGTACAGGCCGGTCCGGCCGACCGCTTTGCGGAGGAGCCGCTTTTCGGCGTTGGTGAGTGACAGTCCGCTACGCCGCGACGACGACCACGACCCGAGTTGTTCTTGGGTGACGTTCGGGTCGTCGTTGATCGCCGCCCACATGCGGTGGACAATTTCGACCATCACTGCTTTCAGCTTTGTGGTGGGTGAGGCGATGGTTCCGATTTCGATTTCGGCGAGCGCCTGAACATGGTCGACGAATGCTGTGGTCGGATCATCAGACGCATATACGGCGGTCACGTCGGCGGGGGTTATCCATACCATGCGATGAGCACCTCCTTGAGGGCGGTCTGTTTCGCCGCGACGAGAGCCGGGGGCGCCTGCCGCCATCTTCCGGGGCTGATGTCCTCGTCGAAGCTGGCGGCGTAGTCCCGGAACTTGAAGCCCGCACCGACCACCCGATCGGAATAGACCCACTTCGAGGGGACACCGAGACTGTCGGCGAGGATCAGCCCATGCAGCGACGACGTGATGATGCTCTGACATTTCGCCGCTTCTGCGATAACCGTCTCGACAGGCGCTCCAACGTCGATCCGGTGTCCTCGGTGGGGGAGCGGTTCGATGTAGTGGGAGATCACCCCGACCTCGTGCACTGGGACCGCCGGGACGTCCAGTCCGGCGAGGACCCCCGGGTCGGCGTAGAGGTTGGCGGATCCGGTTAGCGGGCCCCGCAGAGCGAGCACCTGTGCCTCGTCTAGGTGCGGCCGCTGGTGCTCTCTGATCTTCCCGGTGCCCCATACGACGCCCCTATAGCCGGGGGGGATGAGCTGTGCGATCGACCCAACCCCGAATATCCGGGCGCTTCGTGGGGGGGCCCAGGTGACGGGCACCCGGAGAAGCCGGCGGATGAGCCATGGGGTGAGCTGGTCACCGAAGTTGACGACCCGCCGATACCAGTGAGCTTTCATCTGCAACGGTAGAGCGGCCGTTCGGCGGGCAGTTCGGTGATCTCGGTGAAAAGGTCGGCGACCTTGGGGAGCTGGCGTCGACCGGCGTTCTCTTCGAAGTAGACAGTGTCGGCTTGGGCGAGGGTGGCGCGAAGGGCGGTCAGGTCGGTGAGGTGGGCGACGACGGCGAAGCAGAACATGGTCTCATGATCGAACACGTCGGTGGTGAGGTCGCCGACTTGGAAGGTGGCCGGCGAGGCGAAGAACGCTGCCAGACGCCATGCAGTGGTGATCAGCTTCGGTGAAGCGTCCACCCCGTGACCGGCGGCGAGAAGGGTCGACGCCCCGATGTTGCATCCAAGGTCGAGTACCCCGGTTTCGCCGATCGTCTCGTGTCGGATGAGGGTATCTCGTCGTCTTCCCACCACCCATTCCCGGCCGTCGTGAAACACCGACTGGTAGGGTTTGCCCGGTTTCGACCCGTATCGTTCCCCCCGGTTGGTGGTGACCTTCGTGAGCCACCGTCCATCGGGGATTTCGATGAGGACCGGGTCGTCTCCGTCAGCATGGGCTCGAGCGGCGCGATGGTTCCCGTCGACCACCAGTTTCTTGCCGTCGGGACGTGTCACCACTTTGATGGGGCCTGCCGGCGTAGCCATCAGTCGTTCTAGTTGCCGTCTGCGGCTGGCGGGTGTGTTCTCCCGGCCGTAGTATGCCCATGAGGTCCGCAGGTATTCGAGGTAGCAGTCCGGGTCGCCGGCGAGCGCCCGGGTGTGGGGGAAATCCTCGATCGAGATCGTGTGGGCTTGCCCATAGAGGCTGTGGAACCATGGGCCTGTCGTGGCGTGTTGCTGACCGAAGATCAAATCAGCCACGAAGATTCCCTAACAGTCGGCGCATGGCCTCCTGGTCGCCGTTTGCTACGCGGTAGCGCATCATTCGTGTCCGGTTGATGGTGCGGCCGGCTATCGCGTCCCGTTTCTCTGGGACGATCGGATGCCACAGATGGTGGATTCGGCCGGGTTCTCGGCGTATCCCGCCGAGAGTGCCTGCGGCGTAGCTGAAGGCGAGATCCTCATATCCCCACCCTTGGAACGCCTCGTCCCAACCGCCCACCTGTTCGAACAGCTGACGGGAGACGGCGAGTATTCCCCCCGGTGAGAGCCGTTTCCGTTTGTACGGTCCGGACAGGCCTCCGCCTTCGATGAGCCGACGGGTGCCAGTGGCGGACAGCCCAGCATATTCGGTGAACGGGTAGCTGAGATGCCCGTTGGCGGCATGCTGAATGGAAATGTCGATGAGGGCGGGGTCGCCGATGGTGTCGGCGTCGGCGAACACCGCCACCTTCCATTTTCCGGCCTGGCGGGCTGCCTGGTTGCGGGCAGCGGAACGGTTGAATGGGCCGTCCGGGCCGGCCGCCGTGAACACTGGATATCCGAGCCGCTGCCACCATGCTTCGACGTACCTGTAGGCCCGCTGCCGGTGGTCCCCGTTCTCACGGTAGGGGATGCAGACGGCGATCATGACTCGTAGGGGGACGGTTGACCGAACCGTTGTCTGATCTTCTGACCGATCTGTCCCCGATGGAAGCTCTTGTTGGTGGTGGACACGAAGAGGGCGCCTTCCGCCCATTTGCGGGATCCGTTCCCACCGATCTTCAGATCGGTGGTCTGTCGTGTCCCGCCGATGGCGGCGGCGTTGCCGTACAGGGTCCGCTGTTGGATATCCATCGAATTGGTCTGGCGGAGGGCACGGTCTAAGACGTCGACCATCGTCCTCCGTTCGATTTCCATTGGAACATGCAGCTCGTATGACAGGGGCTCTTCGATGCCCCACGATCGGAGTATCCGGGCGGCTTCCATGATCCCCTTCCGCCATGGTGATCCGCCGCCGGCCTTCTGGGCGGGATGAGCCGACTCGACAGGCCCGCGATGCATGGCGGGGATCCGGTCGACGGGTTTGAGAATGAAGAAGTCGTCGTTCATGAGGACTACCCGGTCGGCCAGGTCGTCCATTTCGCAGGCGGCCTTCACATGCATGAGCGCGTTCCGGAATCGGGACGGCCAATTGTTGGGTCGCTTCACATGCTTGACGCCTTGCACCCATTTCGGTGGGTGGTCCCCGATGATCCACACGTGCCCGTGGGGGACGTTGCTGAGGGATCGGAGCGAGTAGCGGAGCTCGTCGTCGTCGGCGGAGTTCCGATAGGGGTAGATGATGTCAGGGAGGGGAACCGAGGCTCCCCGGTTCCCCTCCCGTTGGCTCACGAACCGACACCGACCTTGATCACCCGATCGAACTCGGTTTCGGACTCGTCTTCGAACACGACGGATGCGCCGGCGAACGTCGACAGGACCGACGCGTCGGACAGCACGTCCGGGTCGTACTGGAAGATCTGCCGGATGTTGAATCCGTCAGCTGCCAGCGCGAACGACTCGGTGGCGCCCCGCGGGTCGGCCGGCTTTTTGTTCGCCATGACGATCCCCGACCGGTGGTAGAAGAGCGCCGTGTCGTCGGTGAGCGCCGGCGACTCGACGAACGTGAACCCGAAGACTCGGCCGATCACTGCGTCACGCAGCGCCGACGCCGAACCGGATTCGTTCACCTTGGTGAACTCTTCCACTTCGAGGACGCGGGTGGCGATCGACGGGGACACGGCCGCCCATCGGTCACCGGCAGGCACGAGGGCCTCCGAGAGCGCCTGCCGTGCCGCCAGGATGGTCGACTTCGTGTCGGCCGCCGACGCGGACGCGGCGAACTCGATCGTCCCGTCCGCGGAGAGGGCGTTCATCGCCGTGGCGATGGTGTCCTCCGCGGCAGTCGCGATTGAAGCGACCTGCGGAGCAGTGATCTGCTCAGCGAAGTTCTCGAGTGTCAACGTGAGGTCCTCGTCGGTGACGTGGTATGCGTCGTACAGGTGCGACAACGTCACCGGGACTGCCACCTCGTTCTGGTCGTCGTAGGTGATCGACGCCCCGGCGGACGCCTGGGTGCGGGCTGTCCGGGGGGTCCGGACCCGCACAGTGACGGTTTCCCCGTTGGGCGGGGCGAACCCCGACACGGGGGACATCGTCACTGTCCGGGGCAGGACGATCGATCGGGTCAGAAGCGGGATCGCGATACGTGCGATCCCCTGGGCTGTCAGGACTGCCATGGTGTGGCTCCTTTAGTCGGTGACCGCCCAGGGGACGGTCAGTAGCTGTGCTTGTTCAGGATCCGCTCGGCGATCTTGTCGGCGTCGACTGGCGGGTCAGCTTCGGGATCGCGGCCACCCTTCAAGTTCTCGGCCGGTTTGCGGCCGGGTGGTGGCGTGGCGCCACCGGTGAACTCTTCGAACAGCTCGTCGGCGTCGGCTTCGAGCTCCTCCTGGGTGTCCCCCTGGAGACGTTTGGCGAGCTTGCGGACCTGAGCGACGGACATGCCGTCGGGTGCTTTGTCCATTGCGACTTCCAACCGGAGTGCCATCGATCGGGCGTCGGCGGCTTCCCGCTCTGCGAGGGTTTTGGCGTCGGTCAGTTTCTGCAGCTCGGTCTTATCCTGCTCTTCGAGCTCGGCGAGTTTCTTGGCGGCGTCAGCGTTCGCCTTGGCCTGCGCTTCGTGCTTGCGCGCGAGCGCCTTCCACTTTTCCGTTTCCGCGTCGGGGCTGGGTGGCGTGTCGCCTCCGCCCTCGGCTGGTTCTGGGGTGGGTTCGGGTGGCGTGTCGCCGCCCGGAGGGTCTGCCTTTGGAGGCATCGTTTGGCTCCCGTGTCGGGATGGACCGGCCTGCCCGTGTCGGGCGCCGGGTTCGTCGCGGGGGCCGGAATCGAACCGGCGGGACACGGATTATGAGTCCGTGCGGGCTGCCAGCAGCCACCCCGCTATACGCGGCCTTCGTAGGCCCGGCGGAAACTGTTAAGAGGGTCGTCTGCGTCTTGCGCCGCTTCCCGGTACATCTCGGCGTACCGTCCCCCGGGGAACGGGGCGGTCCTCGAGTAGACGGGTTCGGCGGTGCAGGCGCAGCCGTCGTGCGCTTCGAACGCTGCGGACTCTTCGGAGAAGACGGGTCCGCGGCCGGCGATCAGGGCGCAGAACGCGCACGGGTTGCCGGAAGTGGCACGGGCCCATCCGACGGCATGTCGGTCGGTTTCGACGGTGCGGGTGATTGTGGTCCGTCCGCCGGTGAGCGCATGCCGGCCGGCGGCCGCCGCCGACGACGCTTCGGCGATTCGTATTGCGCCCCCGACGTCGGCGCCTCGACGGCGGGCCCGTTCGATCCGTACCGGCCCGGTCACATACAGCGACGTGGCGGCGGCTTCGACGTTGAGCGCCGGCCGGTCCAGGTCGGATCCGAACGGCTGGCCGGTTTCGGTGATCCGGTAGCTGCGCAAATATCGGCGGGCGAGCGCCGCCGACACTCCATATCGGGCGGTGACAATAGCGAGCACCGCGTCCACCCATGTCCGTTGGGTGCCGGCCAGGTTGTCCGGGTCGAGGAGCCGCCACAGTGGCCGGACCGCGGCGACGGTGAGAGCATTCAGGCGGGCTTGTGCGACACGGTGTGATTCGGTGAGCTGCCGGGCCGCGGGCGTGGCAGCCATGTCACTCGACTGGCTGCGGTTCGACGCCGCCAGCCAGCTGACCGGCGAGCGCAGCGAACGGGTCCGCCTCCTCGGCGAGCCTCTTCCACCGTTCCAGGTCCTTCTGGGTGACCCCGGGGATCCGTTCCCACAGGGCTTGTGGTGGGACACCGAGCATCTGTGCGAGCTTTCCGAGAGCGTCGGCGGTCTGAGCGAGAGACCGGGACTCCATGTCTCTCCATCGGACTTCCGCTTCGAAATCCGCGGCGCCGGCCTCGTCGCCGGCGATGTGCGCTGCGACCCGAAGCACTTGCTCCCATGACTCGCCGAACATGGTCTTGCGTGCTTCGACCTTCCGAGAAAACGACGATTCGGCGGCGGCGAGCGCCTCCGCGGACAGGTTGGCCATCTGCCCGAGCAGCTGATGCGGCGGGACGGATTCGACGGTGGCCATCTCCCGGATATCCGTCTCATACGCCTTCACATATCCGTCGATCGAGGACTCGTCGAGGGTGCCGAACCGTGTGTCCGGGGATTCGGACACGAGCATGTCTTCGACCTTGAGTCGGAGCTTCTGGGTGGCCACATACGTTTCGACTTCGTCCTCTTTGACCGTCTCAGGGATTTCCATTCCTGCGATCGTCCGGACCTTCCAGCTGCCGAACCGTTGCACGATCAGCCGGTCGAAGATGTCCTGATCGATGCGGGAAGCGAGGGGGATGTTCGGTTCGACGACCCCTTCGGCGCGGCCCTCCAAGTCGAGTTCGTTGGCGAAGCGGACCACCGGGCAGATCCCGGCGGCGTGCGTTTCCAAATCGATGAATGTGACCCTGTCGTCGACGGCGGAGAACCGGTAGCGGGCTTCGTCGTCGACGAGGGTCAGATGCCAGACCGTTTGCCCGTTCAGCGTGCCGGTCTTGCCCACCATCACATACATGGGCCAGTCGTCGACGTCGTCCTGATACCAAGCGAACGTCGACCGGGACGATAGGCCCCGCAGGACCGGCATCCGCTCTCCGCGAAAGTCGACGCCGGGCATTACTGACACGTACGAGAGGGCGTGTGCCATGGCGCCTTCGTGGACGGCCATCTGTTTGGCGTCCATCCCGTTCGCCTGCCAGATGGTCCACGCGGACGCGTTGTCCGCTTCCCCGGAACCGGCGTAGCCGTCGACGTACAGCACCTCGTAGTAGGAGCGGACCACCATCTTGAGGAACCGGTTGATCGCCCGGGACTGCAGATCCTTGTACTCCTGGGTGGACTGCCGGGGCATCCACGGCTTGTCGTTTTTCCCCCGATACCACTTGTCGATCCGGTCGATGTCGGCTCGGTTCTTCTGCCATACCGGATAGAGCGTCTGGGCGAGGTCCTGGGCGGCGGCGGGTCTCATCGCCATGGGTTCACCACACCTTCCCGGGCCGCTTGCCCTTCGGCTTCTGTTCGCCCCGATTCAGTACGAGCCGACGGACCATCCGTGCGCCGACCGCGCCGACCGCCAGGTCCACCTTCCGGGATGATTCCCGGTGGCCTTTCCACAGTGACACCCCATGCCGGTTGGGGTAGCGGCGGGCGTTGCGTAGATGCTGGGTGAGCGCCGTGTTTCCGTCGTGGGTGACCGCCCGATCCTCGATGTCGGCGACGAACCGTTCCGCGGCTTTCGTGAATTGGGCTGTGCGGGTCGGTGACGCCATGTCCCACAGGATGGAGTGCCGTTCGGGGCCGGTCTGCACCGACCACAGCCGCAGCCTGTCGCCGTAGTCGCGGTGCCAGCCGTCGATGATCCCATCCCAGAATCCGGTGAGATCCTCGTCGTCTTTCGCATGGGACGGGTCGGCGAAGAACGCCGCTACCTTCCGACTGTCGAATATCTGCCGGACCGCCTGATCAACTTCATGCCGGTTCACCTGCCAGCCCTCGCCGCGGGCGCCGGGCGGTCGCTGCCACACCCCGAGGGTGATGACATGGCCGTCGGACAGTCTGCATCCGACGAACGCCGTGGCGTCGTCGGATTTGGCACCGTCAAAGAAGAGGGCGAGTTCGTCGTCGTCTTCGACGGTCAGCTCGGGGCGGGCGGCCGCATCGATGTCTTGAGGGGTGAGCCAGGCGTCGTCGGCGGCGACGATCTGGTTGTACCACCAGCGTCTCGATCGGGATGCCGGGTTGCGGGGGTCGAGGACCGACTGGACGATCCGGTCGACGTTCAGCCACACCGAATCCCCACGGATCGACGCGATGACAGCCGGCGCAGCCTCAGCGGTCATGGGGGCGTCGGATGGCGCCTGCAGCGAGTCGTAGAGGACGCCGGTCCCGAGTGACTTGCCGGCGGCCATCATCTCCCACGCTTCACGGTCCCGCTGGCCGACCGAATCCTGCGACGGGTCGTATGCGTTCGTAATGGCCAGAGTGCGGGCGGCCCCATCGGGGCTTTTCGTCGTGTTCCGTTCGATCACGTCGGCCATGTCGTGGCCCTGGTTCGTCGAATCCCAATGGTGGGTTTCGTTTTTCAGCACAAACGTCGACCGGGCCCCTTCGAGGGTGGCGGGGGACGACGTGACCGCCTGGATGAGCCGCCGGTCGTTGAAAGCGTGGACGAGCTCCTTGCCGACCTGGACCCGATATTCCAGCTTGGCGTCGTCGGAGATGAGCCCGGGGAACAGCCGCATCGTGTTCTTCGTCTGCTCGAGCGACACAGCGGCGATCTGCACCCACGCGTCGGGGACGTCCTGAGCTGACGGTGTCCCGTCGTCTCGCCAACTGTGGAACCGGGCAGGGCCGGCTATTTCGATCCAGCAGACCGTCGCACCGAGCGGATCCTTGCCCCAGCCTTTCAGCCGTTGCAGGACCCCGTCCCGGAACAGGAAGTCGCCGTCTTCGTCGAGGGCGTACCACCAGAGAAGAAACCGGGCCTGTTCGTCGGTGAACCGCCATGGTTCGCCGGGTGCGTGCTGCAGCCAGATCCCTGCGTCGGCGAGCGCATCCCATCCGAGGGTCCGTTCCGGCAGCAGCCAATACTCGCCGTCTGGGGTGGTCTGCCATGTGGGGCCGACCGTCACCGGCGGGAACGGGGTCCCCTCCCACGGGAACACGGCGGGACATGCCAGCCGCTCCCGATAATGTGCGATGATCCGATCGTGAACGTCCCGGCGTGTGTCACGCTCGGCGACAAGGCTACGCGCCACTGCCCCAGCGGGCCCTCGCCGCCTCCCGAGCCTGAACCGACCGTGGCGTCCGTGCCTCGCCCGGCTCGTCCGGGAGTTTCAGCTGGGCGAGCAGCTGCCGCAGCGTCGACCGGTGCTGCCGTATCTCGGACACCAGCGGCGACGCCACCGGCTGACCCTGAGATCCGACCTCCATCAGCGACGATGTCCGCAGCTGCTCCTCCAGCCGGTCGATCAAATCCATCTCCCGGCAGGCGTCCTCGAGGAGCCGACGCTCATCCACCCGCAGCTGATATCGGCCGAGAGTCTGATTCCAGAAATCCACCGACATGCCCAGCCCGCACGGGGGGGCAAGCGGATCCGAATCGATCACATCCGATAGCGCCTCGATCAACGTCACCCGCGGCTTCTTCCGGGACCGCTCCCGATACAGCTCGGCCTTCGCCACCTCGACGTCATCCCCCACCCGGCTGAGAATCTCAGAAATCCGTTCAGCCATGAGGACCTCCTGAAAAACCGGACCGACCGCACGCAGAACCCGAGATGCT